ATGAAGCCCATGAAATTCGAAACAAGTCTTCCAAATTGTTCAAGAGTGTGTATCGTTTGAAGACAGACATCAAATGGATTGTGACTGGTACACCTGTATTCAATTCCATGGAGGATTTTGTTTCGTTGTGCATGTTCTTGGGTCTTTCCAAGTCCAGTGCCCAAGGTATGACCAAACAAATCAAGGACATCTACATCCTTCGTCGAACCAAGGATGATCTTGCGAAGATTAACGAACGTCTCAAGCTCCCCCCTTGTCATTTTGAGAATGTTGAGCTTGACATGTTCCCAGAGGAAAAGTCTCTCTATGAGTGTGTCTTTTTGGAAGCTCAAGATACCATCAAAGAAGCTTTCAAGCATGTACAGAGTCTCAACTCGAAGAATATGATTATTTTGGAGTGTCTTCTTCGGGCGAGACAGTGCATGATTTGGCCACAGATGTACTTGAATGGGGTTGCAGCAAAAAATGAAGACAAACCGACAAAATGGGAAGGTCGTTCGAACAAGATGGAAACCCTTCTTCGAATGATTGGGGAGCACCCAGATGAAAAGAGTCTGGTGTTTTGTCAATTCAGGGGTGAGATGAATCACATCCAGAGACAACTTAGTGGTGTGTGTCCAGTTTTCAGAATTGATGGGTCAGTGGCGAAGGAGGAGCGCGTCAAACAAATTGCGGGATTCAAGAAGATTCAGGGAGGTGCCGTTTTCATCATCCAAATCAAGAGTGGTGGTCAAGGTCTCAACCTCCAGGAAGCGACTCGGGTGTACATTACTGGTCCATCTTGGAACCCTGCGACAGAACTTCAGGCTATTGGTCGGAGTCATCGAACGGGTCAGGGGCAGGTTGTACATGTGAAAAAGTTGGTGTACAAGGAATGCGCACAATTCGTGAGTGTGGAACAGGAAATGATGGCACTTCAAGGGCACAAATCAATCGTGTGTTCGGAAGTTCTTAATGATGAACGTGTAAAAACGCAAATCCCTGTGAACAGGACAACTGATAAAATTTCAATTCTGGACATCAAGAATATTTTCCGCGCGTAATGTAAACATGATTGGTTCCCGCGCCGAAGTTTTCCACGGCACCGCTGATGCTACTTCTGGTGGTCTCACCAAGAAGGATCTCGTAATGAAGGATGGTCGCATCATTTCCAAGGCGGCTTCGAAGGCTGCTAAGAAGTCTCTTAAGAAGAACCCCAAGTTCCAGGCGTTCATCGATCTCGCGAAGGAGAAGTCTGAGAAGAAGGAGACCTTTTGCCTCGTCCCCAAGAAGGGGAGCAAGACTTACAAAAAAATAATCAAAGCTAATAAGTAAGTATGACACTCACTCAATGGTCAGAATCTGTGAGATTGGCGAAAATTAAACTAGGTTTAGACCCAAAGAAATTTACCAGGGTTCAGGGTAAATTGCTTAAGGAGGCTCAAGCCATCTATAGTATTTTAATGTTGCACAAATCTAAATCTTAAATTGAAATCCCTTCAAATTTTGTGGCTCATATACAATGAGTTGATGAAGTTTCCATGTACATCCAAACTTCCTGTTCAAGAAATACACACTGTTGAGTTCAACAATCGCATGTCCCGAATTTCTTGCATAGAGACCATTGGTCGCTTCATCCCGCATTGGGTTCTTGTCCACATCAAAAACATTAGGTTTGATCTGGTCATCCATAGTGGTATCAACCTTGACCCTGAATTTCGGCTCACGATCGGGCGATTCTTTCACGTTCGAATTAAACATGGGAAGAAGCTCCTCCTTTGTCATTGGACAGCCGAAAATCGCATCACTCTGTTCAACGACTGAATCGATAATCATATCCTCCAACTTACGAATAGATTCATAAAACTTTTTCATATAACTGTCCTCCTCGTCATACCCCTTGATTGCAAAGTCGATATTGTATTTAGTTGGACCAACTTCTGGTGTAAACCCAGACACACCAAATGGCATGTACATCCGGGGAAACTGGACTCTCAGAGGTGTTCCCTGTTTTGTAGTGATGACAATTTTTCTATTGTTAAATGCATTAATTTGGATATTGTCAATGGCTTTGTCCATTTCTGATTTGGTATAGATGTAAAACTTTAAGCTGAGCACGCCACACAATCTGGCTCTAGACTGAACTGGATTGGTCGAGCCTTAGCCTTCGAGCGGAGGTAATACATCCCAGTTTTGAGACCAGCCTTCCACGCGTACATGTGCATCGAGGAGAGTTTGGACATGGTGGGACTTTCCATGAAAAGATTCATCGATTGAGACTGGTCAATGAAGCGACCACGGTCCGCCGCCATGTCAATGATACACTTCTGACTGATTTCCCATACCGTTTTGTAGAGCTTTTTGATGTCTTCGGGGATGTCTACGATATTTTGGATCGACCCACCCGCCTTGACCATGAGGTCTTTCATTTCCTTGGACCAGAGACCAACCTTCTTGAGATCTTCTACGAGGTGCTTGTTCACCACAACAAATTCACCTGCGAGTGTACGTCTCAGGTAAATGTTGGTGGTGTAGGGTTCGAAACATTCGTTATTACCCAGGATTTGGGCCGTAGAAGCTGTAGGCATGGGAGCCATGAGCAGACTGTTCCGGAGTCCCTTCGCCTTGATGCGTTCACGCATGGCATCCCAGTCGTATCGACCACTGAATTTTGTTTCCCCCTCCCACATGTCAGGTTGAAGGATACCTTGGGATGCAGGGGAACCCTGGAAACTCTCATAGGAACCCTCAACTTCAGCGAGTTCGGAGGAAGCCTCGAGGGATGCATGGTACATCGTCTCGAAGATGTGTGCATTCATGAGACGAGATTCTTCACAGTCAAAGGGAAGGCCACACAGGATGAATACATCCGCGAGTCCCTGGACACCCAAGCCGATGGGGCGGTGCTTCATGTTGGAACGCCTCGCAGTCTCTACGGGATAGAAGTTTCGATCGATGACCCGATTGAGGTTCTTTGTCACAGTCTTCACAACTTCATGGAGCTTGTCATAGTCAAAGGTCTTCGTCTCCTTGTCCACGTACTTGGGGAGCGCGATAGAAGCCAAGTTGCAAACAGACGTCTCATCCTTGTCGGTATACTCCAAGATTTCGGTGCATAAGTTGGAACTCTTAATCACACCCAGATTCTTCTGGTTGCTCTTAGCGTTGCATGCATCCTTGTAAAGCATATAGGGTGTACCAGTCTCCGTTTGAGACTTGAGAATCGCCTTCCACACATCTGCAGCGGGGACGGTCGAAGTCGCAAGACCCTCTTCTTCATACTTTGTGTAGAGAGCCTCAAACTCATCACCGTAGCAGTCCGAGAGACCCTTCGCTGTATCGGGGCAGAAAAGGGACCAGTTCCCACCCTCCTCAACTCTCTTCATGAAGAGGTCGGGAATCCACATAGCCGAGAAAAGGTCGCGGCAACGCGCTTCTTCATCACCTTGGTTGAGGCGAAGTTCGAGGAAATCCATGATATCCGCATGCCATGGTTCGATGTATACAGCGATTGAACCCTTGCGACGACCCGCCTGGTTTACGTACCGCGCAGTGGCGTTGAAGACCCGCAACATGGGGATAATACCATCAGACTGACCATTGGTTCCCCGAATACGAGACTTATTGGCACGAATATCGTGAATATGCATACCAATACCACCAGCCCACTTACTGATCTGGGCACATTCAGTTAGGGTACCGTAGATGCCATCAATCGAATCTCCCTTATTCGCGATTAGAAAACAAGAAGACATCTGGGGCCGAGGAGTTCCCGCATTGAAAAGGGTGGGTGTCGCATGAATGAAGAAACCCTGGGACATTTTATCGTATGTTTCGAGGACGGATGGGATATCCTTACCGTGAATACCGATAGCTACACGCATGAAGAGATACTGGGGTGTTTCAATCAACTTTCCATCAACCCTCTGGAGATAGCTCTTTTCTAGGGTTTTCAAACCAAAGTAGCCAAAATCAAAGTCGCGGTCGGTTTTGATATGGTCTTTTACCTGCTGGGCCACTTCAACAACTTCATCCGTAATAATTTTAGCTTTTTGGAGTTTTCGCATTGCGAGATGGAAGTTGTTAGGGCATACTTTATGAATATTACTCGCAATAATACGGGTCGCGAGGATTTCATAATCGGGGTCAGACGTGATCATCCCAACACAGATTTCAGCTGAGAGTATATCGATTTCCTGTGTGGTGATGTTATCATACATCGATGAAAATACCTGCTGTGCAATCTTGGATGAATCACAATTTTCAGAGAGTCCAGACGTTAAATTCTTGATCCTATTGGTGACGTTATCAAATTTCATTTCCTCAATACGACCTGAGCGTTTAATGACCCTCATATACCTTCTCTTCAAATTTTATTTTTAACTTATTTCTTACACTCGAGATCCTTGCTTCGGACCGCAACCGTTCCGACTGTCTCCATTTTACGGTTAGGCTGGAGAAGGTAGGTGTTCACGAAGAATGGACCCTCTTCACCCGCCTTGGCCACAGGAGGGTAAGAACCCACGAAGCACTCTGGGGCCTTGCATGGGATTGGCTCGACATTTACGGGTTTGTTGGCATACGCCTCATCAAAGTTAGACATGGACAACATTTAATATCTACACACAATTTTTTTCGGGGTCTATATTATATGTGTGATAACCTCCACCTCGATTCGATTCAGCAGTGTGAAACTCCATTGAACACCCTGTTCTTTTCGGATTTCAACAAAAATCTTCTCCAGCGTGGAATTCGTCAGGCGTTCAAAAATAAAACTGGTATTTCGATTGATTACCAAAACCCCGATGACCTCTTCAGTCTCATGCGTGTTGTCTTCATCAACAATGCTGGTGATCAATATGCCAAAGTAAACGAACAGGTCAAGTACATGAACACCAAGGTTATCGATACCTGCCTGTCCCAGATTCAGACTGGTGTTTCTCAGTATATTGCGTATGCTGAGGATATCGATACCATCAGCACCCCCATGGACCGACCCGTAAATACAAGTACTACCGGAAACAAAATCGATTTCAACAACAAGATCGGAATCAATTAAAGTTTTGAGTCCCCTGTAGAATAAGTATGAGTTTGAATCGATACAAATGTGAAACAGAAAAAGTGTGTAAATCAAAGGGGTGGGATCGCGCCCCTATCGATACCGTGTGGCTTCTCCTGACAGAAGAGGTTGGCGAACTCGCATCAGCGATTCGACAATATAAGAAGACGTACAAGAAGACAAATCTAAAAAAGGAGAGAGGGACTGATGTGATGATGGAAATGGGGGATGTATTCAGCTATCTCTTTCAATTGGCCCACATGCTGAATGTAGATCTTGATAAGATGTGGGATGAACATAAAGTCAAAATGTTGGACAAGAAATATAATCTGAAGTAATATCAATAATGAGTGAGTTTATGCTCAATGATGAAGCTGCCATTGATGACATCAACCCATTTGTCCAACACGAATTCTCCCTTCCAGGAGGTGTGAGACAGACAGGTAATTTTGAAGATTTCCAGGAAGTTCCCAAAAATGGGGGTATTCCCTCCGCTGGTAAAAGTGTTTTTTGCACCGTTGGATTGTGCAAACCTGAGAAACAGCCTTGCCGTATAAACAGGAATGTACAACCTCGACGTAATATCGATTATGGTCTTATGTGTGGTAAAGAGAAGAAGCCGGTCGTCGTTGGTGTTTCAAACAAAAACACTATGACACAGATTATTGTTGTTTCCACACTCATTGCTCTAATTCTATTAATTTTAGTACGTTGAAGAAGTACTTGAGTCGAGATTTCTTATCACAACCCTCAATAGCGTCTATCACGAATTTAGTACAGAATTTCTTGATAAACTCCACTTGCCAAGCACTCTCCATATTAATGCGGGGTGGTTGAAATGTTGGATCTAAAATTCGCACAGCGTGGGCTACACGCACGTATTTGCGAATATCTTGGTCATACGTCAGGAAGCTCTCGAGTATCAGCTCAGCCATACGCTGTCGCACCTCGAGGGTCTTCTTAACCATTGTATCCAGGAACTTCTCATAAAGAATCGAGTGGGTACCCGTCTCGAGAGATACCCAATCAGCAAGTGGCTCGGTGTTGAGGTAGTCAGTAAAGGTTGAGTATCCTTTACCCCTCGTGTACCGGTCATAGATAATTTCGACATAGGAGAGGTCAGACTCTACATCAAAAATATGCTTTGCAGATTTAAGGAAAGAGGTCATGTACTCAAACAGAGAGTCTCATCTTTAACCAAAAAAAAAACTCAGGGTATAATAAATACGATGGCTGCCATTGCTGTAGCCGGTGTCGGTATGATGGTTGTATGTTCTTCCTCCCTTGCTGCTGTCATGTTGATGGGTGGTGAGGAAGAAACCTCAGACACGACCACAACCCCCACAACCCCCACAACCCCCACAACCCCAACCGAATACGTCTATGAATTCATTGTCAAGGAACAATCTGCGTACACCACTAAGTGGAACATCCACATCACCGATATTGAGGCTGATGGTGTTCGAGTCACACCAGAACAGCTTGAAATCAACCAGGAACCCGAGCAGGCTAAGTGCAACAGTAAGAAAGGGGAATATGAATGTGAAGGTGATAACTATGGTATGAATGACCCAGAACCTGTTGATGCGTCATACAAGGCTATGACCTGGTCTGGCTGGAAAAAGGGTCAAGGTGAAGTTGGAGACAAGGTGTTCACTATCACGATGCCTTCAAAGGTTTCGAAATTCACCATTGATTATTTCAGACCCAAGTATGTACCAGGTTGGACGATTAAGGAAAACGGTAAAGAAGTTTTGTCAACTTCAAAGGGTAAAAATAAGGACACACCCAACCCAGCCGTGGTGGAATACACAATTCCCTAAACGAACACCTAAGTGATCCACCCACAATGTAAAAAGTATGTCCAAAAATGTATTCAGCTATTGCAAATAATAGCTTTTCGTATCTTCTCACGCTCGATGAGATACGAAAAGATTTACCAGATGAAACCAGACCTTCATGGATAAAGATTACGACAATCACCATGGTGTCGAGCTTTATGCAGAAGATAGATGTAAAGAGACTTCGACGTCTTTTTGAAGAGATTGGTTCCTATAAGATGCGGCGTGTGGGTACCAAGACGGATGGGTTTGAGTGGAAATTGAAACCTACAACCTTCTACAACCAGGTCACCCTAACCTACCATGACACCTATAGTACCAAGTCTGTCAAGGTGTTCCCCAATGGCTCGATTCAGGTTGCAGGATGTTGCGACCTCTTTGATTGCAAACGTATCATCACCCAGCTTGTTCACATTTTCAAAACTTTTTTGGATTTGAAAATTGAAGTTCCATTGGATTCGTTTCGTGTTGTCATGATCAACTCCAACTTCAGCCTCAACTACAACATCAATCTCATGAAGGTTGCGGATTGGTTTGAGTCGTACGATGACATCTTCAAAGTTTCCTTTGAACCTGACAGGTACTCTGCCGTGAAGATTAAGTTCAAGCCTTCGGAGGATATGAAGGAGATTACATGTAGTATTTTCAGTACTGGTAAGATTATCATCACAGGAGCAGAGACCCTCAAGGAGATTGCATTTGCCTACAATATCATCAACCAACACATCAACGAAAATCCACAAATTCGTGTATCACGCACAGAAGAGACTGATGTCTTTGATATTTATTTGGGGTACAGATGTGATCCGTTTGTCAAAGTTCTTAAGGAGAAGGGGTTCTCATCTTGGATGAGAACCATTACCAACAGGCAAATAAAATTCTAAATGTATATTAACAATATGTCGCAACGACTTGGTATGGCCGATGGACGGTGCTTCACCGTAAACTCGTCAGCCCAGCTCTTCAACAACTATGTCATGAAGCAAAACAATATTTCTTTCGAGGACAACTACTCCTACCGTAAGCTCCTCCAGTCCCAGGGTCCCCAGCTCCTCACCAAGGTGCAAGATGACGTACAAGGTAAGGGACCATGCATCAAGTGTGATAAACCTCTTCTCAAAATGCCCGACATTTACTAACTGAGAAAAATTCCCGAAAAAACTTTAAAACCTTCCTATAGAATGTCAACATGTTCCATATGTCTAAATGAACTCCGGTGTACGAGGACCAACCCTCCAGCCCGGTGTGGACATATGTTTCATTCCCACTGTCTACAGGAATGGAAGAATCAAGGTAAGAATACATGCCCGATTTGTCGAAAAATTATAGATGGTACGCAATTTAAAATTACGGTCACTATACAGAACAATTACACAGCAACGGCGAATTCTGTGTCCTTGAATGAAGAGTCTATATTTAATGTCTTGGACCTATTTGACATTAATTTTGATGTAGATGAAATACCTGACCTAGATAGTATTTTAGCGGACCTTGGGGTGAGTCTTGCCGACTTTGATTCCGCTATCCTTGACGCAGAATGAACTACAATACTTTTCGTAGTTTAAACCTGGATAGTCCCTAGAAGCCTTACGTGGATCAGTTATGGCTTTACCTTTAGCATCAGTCAGAAGCGGACCAGTAGCCCAACCACGCTTGTGACTGAATACATTAGCCTTGAACACGATACGTTTACCTACCTTAAACTGACCACCCTTCTTTATCCGTGATTCAGGAACTTTGAAGAATTTGGCTGTAGTTTTGATGGTGTCCCCAGGTTTGACTTTGTACTCAATGACACCATGTTGTTTGTAAAAGTGGAAATCTCCCTGTCTGATATAGTTCATGGGTCTCCCAGGAGAAACAAACATCATGACTTTGAAATACCCTTTTTTACATTTTTCATCGGCACCCGCTCTGTATACCCTCTTGGGGTTGTCCGAAATAACGCGACCAGGGAGACCAGTACAATGGGTATAGTTGTGATGTCCATTCGAAAGACCAGAACGATCACCCGGGATGGACTTTTGCCACCTGTATGCCTCATAGTCCCCAACAGCATAGGCGTAGCAATTGTTGTTCCCAATACCCTTTGGTGTAGACCATCGCCTGTTGGTATACCTACTTTCCGAGCCACTCAGGGGAAGCGCCCTCATTTGTAGTTTACCTAGAAAAAAATATCCACATGTAATAAATGATTCAAGAGGTTGCCAAAGCTAAGTCCAGGTCCGAAATTCTCACCGAGGTTCTCACCTTTGTACTCGTTGTGCTCATCAGCACTTTCCTTCTCCGTGTCGTATGGAACCGCTCCCTCGTGAAGCACATCTCCATCCTCAAGCCCATTAGCAACTTGACCGATGCGTTCATCCTTTCTCTCGCCCTTCAGATTGTACGTGGCATCTAATTTCATTATTGATAAGTTGATACAATCAACTCTTGAATAAATTTCTGAGTATAAAGTAAAAAAAGATGTCTGCCGTACCAATGTTAGCTGGTGTTGGCCTTATGGTCGTTTGCTCTTCTTCCCTCGCTGCCTTCATGATGATGGGTGGTGAAGAAGAAACCCCAGACACAACCACAACCACCTCAGCCGGACCCTCAGCTCCAGACGAAACTTTCACCATTCCCACAGACGATGATTCCTTAGCGGAATGCTATGGTGCGAGGCATTGGGATCTTCGTGCTGCATTTGGCACTGATAAAGCGGCACTTGGTGGGCACTATACAAGCTCTGGAACACCTGAGGGTCGTTCCAATTCCTGTACTCTCTCAGATGCAGAGGCACAATGCTACCTTGATCGCTACCCAGCCGTACAAGCGTATGCGGGTACTAATCTCAAATTAGCGCGTAAACATTATTACGAGGTTGGTATGGGTGAAAATAAGGATTTCACATGCCCACCCGGTGTGACGGAGCTTAAGTGTTATGGTGAGAGGTACCCAGATTTACAAAATGCTTTTGGTACCGATTATGCGGCGCGTAGTACCACTGGGACAATTTACAAACTTGGTCAGCACTGGCGTAACCACGGACAGGCTGAAGGTAGAGACTTTTCGTGTCCTTAAATTTCCAAATTTCATTATTGATAAGTTGATACAATCAACTCTTGAATAATAAATGATTTAAACCTCTTTGTATCCAACGATCTTCTCCCCGTTAGGACCCTTGAGAGTGGGGAAAGCGGTCATACCGTCGCAGCCCCCCTTTTCACAGTCGACGAATGTGTGTTCCTTCCCATTCTTCTTCATGTAATCCAACTGCTTGACGGTCCATCCACACCCCTTGGTTCCGTAAATGGTCCACTTTTTACCACCTGGGGAAGCCTTGGTTGTGTTCCTGTAGAGTAAGAACACAACGAGAAGAATTGCTACTCCGAGAAGAATCGTTGAGCGCTGCATATTTTATTATAGGTAAATATTAAAAATGTCCTCAACTGTATTCATTATTGGAAACAAGAATGTGACGCTCAAATACACCAGGAAAATGCCCCGTGGTGAAGTTGAACGGATGAAATCATTCGTCACTAAGAATGGTGACAAACTCGTCAAGACTCCAAAGTTTAAGATACTCTCTGAAGTTGACGAGGGTACGAAGAGGGTTTTTAAGGTTGTACTCTAATTATTTTCGACGAATCATGGGTCTCTGTTTTTTGGGTGCAGCTTTCATTACCGCTATGGCTCGTGCCATCGCTGCTTTCTTATCGGTGGGAGATTGAAATTTCTTTTTAGGGGCCATGATGGTCATGGGTTTTTGGGGTTTGGCGACTGGAATCACGAGTGGTGCACTTTTTTCACCAGTGAAGAAGGGTTTTGAGAGAACCTCCTCAAAGCTCAGATTCACAGACTTATTACCCCTCAATCTGAAATTTTTCAGATTATTAGAAACACGTGTCAGATACTTTGCAGGTAGAATGTTTTCAATGAATGACTTTATTACACGTTCTGTACGTGTCCGTGGCTGACGAACAAAATCATGTATGGAATTTAAGAAGTAATGTAAATCGTAATGTTTGTCCGACTTTCTCGAAATACCAATGTTTTTATAATTGTTGGCATTGATGAGAGGATTCTTAATTCGAGGGAACACGGAAAAACCAAAATCAATTATGACAGCTTCAAAACCTGCATTCGAAACTGTGTATGTCTTGTCATCCAACTTGATTCTCAGTGCTTTCATAGGTACTGGACGCACTAAAATGTTTCTAAGATGAAGGTCATGATGACGGAATCCTGGATACTTCTTTTGGATACGATAAAGGTTGTAGATTACTTGTAACATAACCGAACGAATTGCATATAGACTGGGTTGTGTGGCCATCCACTCAGCAAACTCTTCACCTTTCACGTACTCGGAATACAGAATGTCCTTCTTATCACATGTCTTATAAAGATACATCTTTGGGACACCAAATCCTTCCAATTTTTTAGCAATCGTGAACTCCATTTTAGGATTGATTTCATCGAGTGCTTTTTTGTACTTTGCGAGTGGTACATTATTTGTCTTTTCACTCAGTGAAGGGGTTCTAATTTCCTTGTAGACGATGTATTTCTCACATTCATCGTCTATGCATCCACGATACACCTTACCATACTGACCCTCACCAATCTTCACAGCACCTTTGGTCATTGAACCGTTTTTCTTTTTCAACCATAGATGCGACGCAGGGGCACACGCCTTTTTACCCCTGAGTAATTTTTTAAGTGTAGCGTTCATTCTTACTTGTTGTTAAGAAGTTATTTTCAACTTAACAAGAAGGGATTTTGGGACGAGTCCTAATTGACTCGGAATTGGATTTTTTTACTGATCATCAACCTCCTCAATCTCATCTTCATCCTCGACATCGACCTCAAGGTCGTCATCGGGAAGGTTCACACCTTGGAAGGCAAAAGAGGGGAGCTTGGCCGACTGCTCAAAGAGAGCCTGTTGGAGACGGATGGTGACACCGAACTTGTTATCGATAAACCAAATCTGGTTGAGGTCGATGATAGCCATAGCCTTCTGCCCCTTCTCGATGCTATCGAGGGGGACAGGCTGCTTCTGCATAGAGTAAGACTCGGGTACAAATGTCCCATCAGGCTTGGTGAGAATCTTGAGCTTGATAGTGGATGGGTACTGCTCCTTACCGGGGCGAACCATGGGCTTGTAGAGAGCCTGCTTGAGGACCTCCACGTTGAAGGACTTTCCGAGCCACTCCTCGGAATTCTCAGCCACCTTGTTCACGATGATATCATCGAGCTCCTTGAGCTTCTCGTGAAGCGCCATAGCCTCTTCGTTGTCAGGGTCGAAGGAAAGGTCGAGAGAGTAGGATGTACGACCAGTGCTTTCATCAGTGAAGGCACTCATACCGTAAGGAGAGCGCATGAAAGGGAACTGGATGTAGAGCTTTTTGTTGTCGCCGGCATTCAGGTAGACGGCCTTGCCGCCATTCTTGTTCTTGCGAAGTTTCGAAAACTGCACAGCGGCAGGGGAGAATTCAGTAGATTGCTGGATAGTGAGCGACATTGTTGGTAGTGGGTTATATATATCTTAGGTGGCTTGCCTTTAATTAAGTTTTTTTTGTTGACATATATCAAAACGAAACATGGGTCTTTTTAAAGATTGTGGTTGTGGATGTGGTGGCCAAAAGCAGCAGGAGAAGTTTATCATCTCTGTCATTTCCGGTCTCACCTTTTTTATTGTTGCGAACCCTGAGACATTCCGTCTCGTCAGGCGGGTTCTTGGATCGTGGATCGCTACCCCCACTGGTTGCCCCTCGACCCTCGGCCTACTTGTGCACACTCTCGTGTTCATCCTTGTCGTATGGGGTATGATGAACATAAAGAAGGAGGGTGGTGGCTGTGGTGGTAAGAAGAAGAGTGGTTGTGGGTGTGGTGGTGCCAAGAAGGGGAAGAAGGTTGTTGTTGTAGCCCCAGTTCCCATGGAGGAGGCCCCCGACCCAAGACCCGAATTTGCCGAACGTGCCATCGAGGTTGTCGACAGTGGTCGTATGCTCGAACCCGCGCCTATCGATTCTGAGGGTACCCTTTTCAAGTAATTTCATTCATGCATTTTCCAGTCAATTTGGATAAATTGATAGTAAAATGTTTAACAGTACATCGAATACCCGATAGACTTTAGTCCATATCCGGTATCAGTGGCTGCGGTCCTTGCAGTGGGAACAGCAGTCTTCGCATTCCACTGTGCAATAACTTCAGCATCTGTCGTCGCCGTACAAGGTGTACCACTAGTGCCCCCTCCATCCATACCCGAATACCCAGCGTCGTTAATTGCATAACTACAGGTGTTACCACTCTTTGTGATATCAAACTGAACCATCTTACAATGTTTATCAGTTTTGCGCAACGCAATGTACTTTTTTTCTGTTGGACTGGAGCTGAGTTCGTGGAAAGTGTGTGAATATCCCTGTGTGGTAGCTTCTTCACTGGATACTGGGACAGAGTTGTTAATCCAAGTACCCCACCAAGTAGCCCCCTCTGGTTTAAAGTCATCTATACTCTCACATGCTACTGTTCCGGTCTGGGTATCGAAAGTTTGGTCGGGTTGACAGGCTGGTCCAGAGGGCCCGGCTGGGGTGGTTGTGGTTGGGGTTTCTTCTTCACCACCCATCATTAGGGCAGCAGCAGCAAGGGAAGAAGAGCAAACCATCATCATACCTACACCGGCTACAGCAATGGCAGCCATTGTTTTTTAGTATAAACAAATATTAAAACTCCTCATCGAAACCAATTTCGTCTGAGGTATCGTCCATCTTCCCATAATCCCCTACCCGCTTCTCGAAAAAGTTTGTTTTACCATCGAGGCTAATATTTTCCATAAAGTCGAATGGATTTTTAGATCCCCAAATTGGGGGTTGACCAATCTGTTTGAGAAGACGGTCGGATACGTATTCAATGTATTCAGCCATCTTCTCGGAGTTCATACCGATGAGGTTGCATGGGAGTGCATCTAGGATGAAACCCTTTTCAATCTCGACCGCTTCTTTGATGATAGTGTGTAGTGTTTCAGTTGAGGGTTTGTTCCTGAGTTGTTTGAAGAGTTCGACTGCAAACTCTTGGTGAAGCCCTTCATCCCGGGAGATGAGCTCATTACTGAAACAGAGACCTGGCATGAGACCTCTCTTTTTGAGCCAGTAAATAGCACAGAAACTACCAGAAAAGAAGATACCTTCAACACAAGCGAATGCAAAGAGACGCTCAGCAAAAGAACGAGTTTTGGTATCGAACCACTTCATGGCCCAATTTGCTTTTCTTTCAATACAGGGGACAGTTTGAATGGCTTCGAAAAGTTGTTTCTTTTCAGCACCATCCTTGATGTATTTGTCAATAAGTTTAGAGTACGTCTCCCCGTGGACCATTTCATTGTGGCATTGGTATGCATAGAATGAACGAGCCTCGGAGATTTGTACCTCATCAGCGAAATTGTTATTGATATTCTCAAAAACAATTCCATCAGAGCCAGCGAAAAACGCCAGGATGTACTTTATGAATTTTTGTTCGTTGTCGTTTAGAGTCTTCCAATCATCGAGGTCTTTAGAGAGATCAACCTCCTCAGCAGTCCAATTGGACATTTGAGCCTTCTTATAGAGTTCCCAGAGCTCTGGATACTTCAGGGGAAACACAGTGAATCTGTTTAGGGTGGGGGATAGGATTGGTTCGTACTCTTCTTCTATATAGTCCTGGAAGTCAAAATAGGACCCAATGTGTTTTTCGTTAATAAATATTTGAGGGTAGGTTGAAGCTGATCCACCACATACATTCTTGAGTTCTTCCTTGTCGACCATGATTTTTTCATAGTCGAGGCTCTCTGACTCGCATAGTGTCTTTGCATGGTCGCAATACTCACAACCTTCCTTCGAATAAATTTTAACTTTCATCTGTGATATTATCCCTTAATATTTTTTGTACGAAAACTCTAAGCATGATTGTGCCAACTGAAATAAATGAAAATGATATAGTCAAAGTTTTAGTCAACGAAGACGGTGTAGAAGACGAAATGTACGGTGTTGTTGGGATGAACACTGGAAGAACTCTCGGCCTGAGATATCTCAACCCGACCGAATTATTTTACAAGAGTGCATGTGTGTATGAACTCGAATCGACGGATATTTCACCCGCACCCTACGAGAGTGTTATGGAGCACTATCCCATGGGAACTACATTCGAAGATCTTGAAATGAAACCCCTGGGTATGAACCGTTTCGCATTCTATTCAGAAATAGACATCGAGGACAGCGACAGTGATATATACGACGAAGGAGGTCATGAGGATGAATCCGACCTTGAAGGTTTCGTCGTATCGGATAGTGAAATCGCAGGTCAGGATATTCCTTTACCCCCTGGTCATGCATCGATTGATAAGGAATGGAATGAATGGGAACCGACAACGTCAGGTGGAAAGAGTTTCAAGGAAACGATTGATGCCATTGAAACAAGAGTTAGACGCCTAAGTGCATGATGCGTTGTATGAAAAAATAAAAAAGAGTTGCCATATTCAAAACAATGCTAGCAACAATATGGAAACAATTAGAAGAATTAAAACCAAAACAAATCGAAGAAAAGCTGGTGAATACTCATTTATGTAAAATCTGTTCCGGTGTTAAAGTTATAACCCGGGAAGGATTACCCACATGTTCTGAATGTGGACTCGTTGATTCTTATTTTGTAGATGATACAGCAGAATGGACGAGTGGTGTCACGGATGACGGTAAAGTAAATGACCCGTCAAGGTGTGGTAATCCAAACCCAAACCCTGAACTATTCTCACAGAACTGGGGCAAGGGTACAATCATATCTACACAACACTCTTCAACATACGAAAACAAACGGATGGCGAAAATCAATTTCCATATGTCAATGAATCACAAGGATCGTTCCTTGTTTCATGCATACAAAGACATTGATGAAGCGTGTCATACACTTCCAGATTCCGTGCTAAAAGATGCAAAGATGTTATACAGGAAATTCAACGATGAGAAATTAACCCGAGGCGCGGTGCGTCTAGGTATCAAAGCAAACTGTGTTCTTTACGCATGCCGTCTTGCAAAGATTCCAAGGACGACAAAGGAAATTGCGGATATGTTTGGTATTCAATCAAAGGATGTGAGTCGAACGACCGATATATTCAAGGATAATATACTTGGGGCTACCAAGAAGAATTATGTGACGAAAGCGTTTGATGTCATGCAAAGACTTTTGAATTCTTTTGAGGTGACGCGGGATGAGCGTCTGAGGTGTAATAAAATGTGTGGCGCCACGGATGATTGTGTAGAACTAATGAGTAAAACACCTAACAGTGTTGCATCTGCGATTATTTACATAGTCATAGGACACAAGGTTACTAAAAGTGAGATGTGTGAAAAGTGTTCAGTATCTATTCCTACACTAAACAAGATAGATGCTATTATTAAAAAGCACT